CAAAGAGCTAGGAAGACAAGAGTCTCAAGCTCAAAAGTGTAACCGTTACCCATGGAACTGAATTTCTCCAGTTTCACCCATTTTCCTTCCACAAGAGTGAAGGGAGAACGGAGCTCGTCTAGTAGTTCATACCAGGCGGGGGGGAGCAAGAGCTTAACCAAGTTCTTGCAAACGGTATCGCTTGCGGAAGAGAGGTCGATAGTAGCAAGATGGCCTCGGATAGAGGCTTCACGGGCGACCTGCCTGTGGATATCTTGCCCGACGTTGAGGTTTATACCTCTTCTTTTCAATCGTGTTCTTATCGCCCGGCCAAGGCCGAGTTGATAAAAAAGATTAATACTAGGTTCAACGGCAATGCCGCGGTCCTTTGTACAATCTTTCGGGACCGTTGTGAAACGGTTACCTCGCACGAAAGACAACTCTCTATCATTCCCCGCACAAGCCGAAGCCCATGCAGTACCAACCCAGTCAAGGAGGTACCAGCAGGAGGATGAGGTTAAAGTGGGTCGAGATGACATTTTATCCGCGACAGTCGTCAATTTGCCGCGATCGCCAAACGTAGCGCCGGGCCCAAACCTTCCTCTAATGAGAGAAGGCGGACGGCCCAACGTAGCAGCTATCATCTTTCTTGCTTCAGATATGACATCTGAAACAACCCCGGGCTCCCACAAACTTTGTGGTGTGTGGACCCAGGGTGATAGCCGCTCATTAGTTACGTAGCAGGCTCGCTCTGCTGAGAAGAACCCATCTAGAGCAACCTTCTTTTTATCGAAGGATGTAGGTAGGCTCTCTAGCTTACACAAAAACGATACGGCCGCATTATCTGCGTTGTAGCGTTCTGCATCGAGGTACTGCTGGGGATCAACACGCTTCACAGCGATTTGATCATACTCCCGGTAACGCACCAGTATTGCTACTGATAGCGAAACAGGGGTGGCGAGTCCTTCGCAAAGGCTAAGGACGATGCTCTCCAAGTCAGCTGGAAGGGCACTGGTCTTCATGGCGTGGCTCCTACTTTACGTAGGAGCGTAACCTTGCTTGAAGCTATCCTTGATCAGGGTAGACCCAAACAGGTTCATCGCTTGTGAAACGGCTTCGTTAACATCCGCGTCAATCATAGCCTTGGGCTTGACTGCCGAGATGTTGATGATCATCCGATCCACGACGTTCACCTTGCCATCGGAGCCAGTGGCGAGAGTCGGATAGGTGAAAGTACCGTCCAGCCGGCGCGCCGTCGCAGGGCCGTTGTCGCGAGACGACAGCTTGAGCTCAGGGCGCTGGCTGTCAGCGGTACCCACCGTCTGACTCTTCCAGACAGCCGGCGTTTTATCGCCGGCACTCGGAACGACACCAGTCCAGACGATGTCGGTCGTACCGTCATTTTTCTTAACGGTCATGTTTGCCAAATTCGGCATATATACCCCTTTCTAGGAGGATGAATAACCTCAGCCTTTCCAGGAAATTTTCTGGAGCAGCAGAGATACGGCCGTAAGGCCGCGGGTTGGAGAAACAGTCCAAGGACTGAGCTTACGGAGCGTGGGGCCGGGTATCGAACCGGTCGTGCGCGCCATTTGCACGGAAAGAGTGTCGGCAAACCACTGAGGTGTCCGCTTCCCAGCGGACGGCCAGTTGTTGTACCAACGTTCTTCGTGCATCGTCGTTTCGGTGTTGCAAGTAACGTACTGGTCAGTGAGGTTTAACCCCCAAAGATCAGTAAAGGAGCTGAGGAATTGCTCCACGTTAACAAACCAATTCAGCACAAAGCTGAATGGAATGGCATCATAAACGATGAGAGCTGGGTTTACAAGACCCAACTGATTCGCTAGCCAGAGATTAGGATTCGTTACAGAGACTTTCGCCCCTATGCGGTACCTAACCTTAGTCTGTGAATTCTGATAGATATCAGGTTCATTAGACGTCTCCACGTACTTGGAAAAGTACGAGCCGCTAGATGAAGCCGTAACCCTCACGGGTGGGACTCCATTCTGTAGAAGATCTACAGATGAATAAATGTCGCTTACCAAAGGCGACCAGCCAAAGTGAAATTCGAGGAAGTTATTCCCGAAATGCTTACCCCCCTTGCGGAGAGTAAGCCCCTTCACAGAGGCAGGGTCCATACCCAATTCGCGGGCAGCACCACGGAAGTTAAACCGTTTAAGCTGTTTTGCGAATCGACCAAGCTGGAGTGCGCGATTAGCGATCATATCGATCGCTTGGCGTCTCTGGACGAGGTTGATACCGAGACCTGCGGTATCAGGCTTTAGCTTACTGACAAACCGACCATGCGCTTTGTTATAAATCGCAGGCTGGAAACTAGACGGATCCATTGTCTGATAACCAGGACAATTGGATACAGTCACGTAGTCGTAAGCAGAGCTGACGCGGTAAAACCGCATCACCTCTCTGCGGCGGTAGTCGAACGGCAAAGGAAGGTTGTAGGGCCTTCTCTGCCTCCGCCAGGTACGGTTCATCTCAAGCCATTGAGGCTTGAACCCCCCCGCAGTGGTGGGGCCATTTCCCGTAACGATCCTAAAGTAAGGACCAGTTATTGGTGCTACCATGTGAAACCTCACGGTTATGCATGGGACCAATCTAGGCACGCGATAAAGAGGTCCGCGGAAGCGGAACCTCCGACCTAGTATCCCGGCTGCCTTTAGGACTCACGTCCAGAGAGGCTTAGGGACAGATGGGGAGCCACCCCATCTGAAACCAGTGGTCCCTCGTCTGACA